CAGAACCTTTTTCTGGTTTAAATCTATTTCCAGCAACATAAAAATCTCCACCCTCATAATCATCATTCAAATACAGTAGGACAGAAACTTGTGGATATCCATAATGTTGTCCATGACTGTGGTGGATATTATCTACGTGTCTTGACATAAATCCACCTTCTTTATATTTGTTTATTCTGAAATCTGTTATGTGTTGGACACTAAACAATGGAAACTCTGATGAATATTCTTTTATTATATACTCAAATGCGGCCTTTAAAGGTTCATAATAGATATGTTTATTACGTACCCAAACTTCATCCATTTGTACACGTTCTTCTGTAGTATCAGTTTTTCCTTTATGACTAGAATAAGAAGAAGATTCAAAACTCCAAGGATAATTCATTACTTCATTACATAAAACATCTGGTACTACATTTTCAAAGTAACTGATATATTCTGCTGTATCCATTCATAACCACCCTAACAAAAGTTTTGTTTCTTCTGGAACCAAATCCATAGAAAATGGAGGGTCAAATGTCGTATTAACTTCTACGGCTCTTACCCCTTCTACATATCCCGCCTGACGAATATCATTCACAATTTGGTCAACAAAGGGACAAAAAGCACTTGTAAGAGTATGTGTAATGGTTACTTGATACTTCTCATGGTCAAGGTCTATGTCATATATCAAACCTAAATCGTATAGACTTGCTGCTGGTATCTCAGGGTCATATACATTCTTTAAATTCTCTATGATAGATTCTCTGTCAATCATAACATCCCTGCTTCAAATTTTTTCCATTCAGTTGCATTACGAATATCCCATCCACGGTTATCAATAGACTTAATAACTCCTTCACAATATTTTATTAACATTTCATAATAACTAATCTTGGTTTGTATTTCTAGAATTTCATCATCAGATTGTATATACATCATTAGGTCATTCTTTAGGACTCTTATATCAAATGGTTTTGCAGCATACACTTTTGCATCTGCTTTACCACCATAGTATTCCCATTTCTCACGATACATCCTTTGATGATCTGCCTTACGCATCATAAGAAGTTGTTCAAACTTTGTCCTATGGTCTAACCATTTTGATTTTATTTTTTGATTTTTAAAAGATTCTTGGTCAAGTCTTTCATGATTCGTGATTGCAAGGTCTGTTCTTGCTTCTTTCTGTAATTCTTCTAATTTCATTATATACTCTTCAAAGTTGTGCAAAGGGAGGAGGTTTACTCTCGTATCTTATATATTGTCTCTAAGACAAAAAAATGATAGACTGTTAAAGCTTAACCTACCTGTCTGCACTAATGTATTTATAAATCTTTAAATTCATAAATTTGATATTGGAATGTTGCAGTTGTAGAAATATATGTAACGTCAGTTGCATCTTGACTGTATGACAGGCCTCCCAGGGCAACGGGATAACCATCATGAAAATCTATTTCTAAGATAGGATTGTTTTTATTAGACAATAATGTTATGTACATGTCTGAGAATAACGCATTTGCTGGTGTTGGTGTTTGAACATCACCAATATCTTCGCTTACACCCCTTCTTTCTGATGGTGTGTTTGATGTATTTGCACGGAAATCTGCAAACTGTTGTCTATTTTTTGGAAATCCTATTGCTGTCATCCAATTATGTAAAGAACGATAGTTCTCCAGAAACTCATCTACTATAAATGTTATCGTCAGTGTGTCAAAGGTTATTTGATCTCCCATAACTGGAATGGTTTTAAATGGTGTAGGAAATATTGCATCACCCAGATTAATTCCAGGCAAGTTTACGGCCGTGGTAAAAAACTCTACCTTCGGTAGTTGATGAATACCAAACTTAAATTGTGTTGGACTTGCATAGTCTAATTTGGTTGGTTGTCTGTCTAAAGGCCCTGCCATGTTTATCTCCTGTTACTATTTATAACAAAAAAAGGGGGGTCAAAAGACCCCCCAAGTTCGTAAATCCCTTATTTTACATAAGGTTAGTAACTTTAACTCGGCGATACCAAGAGTTGGTATTCGCATCAAGAGAAGCATCGGAATTAACCGTGTCACCAGCTGCAACTGCACCAGCAGCGGCAAATGGGTTAGCGGCAAGACCATAACGAGTCTTAAATCCGATTTTTGGTTGGAAACTAGACTCTCCAACTGCACGTACCATCTGTAGAGGTACATATGGGCAGTAGAAGAAACCAGCGTCATAAGGTGAAGTACCTTTATAACCACAAACATAGTACTGACTTGCAGCGATGTTAGCGGCATATGGGTCAACATAAACCTTAAAGCGTCCGTTCATAACACCAGCAAATGTCGTTGAAGTATCATCAACATTCAAGTTGTTGTTAAGAGCAGGAGTGTAATCAAGTACACCAGCCATTTGTAATGCAGACGCAACGTCAGCGGAACAAATGATCATGTTACCTTTACCCCTACGAGTCTGTTGACCAATCGCATTGGCATCACGTTCAATTGCGAACATAAGACCTTTGAATTTTTCAACTGACCAACGTCCGTTGGAGTCTGTATCTAAATCGAAAATACCGGCAGTTGTCGTATTGATTTGAGCACCTTTAACAGCGGTGATATACAATGAACGAACAACTTCACGGTTGATTTCTGCAAGAATTTCAGAACTAAGAATATTAGCAAGTTCTGTCTCTGCGTCAAGACCATGAATTGCTTTCAAGTCCTGAGCAAGTTCCATCGTGTACTCTGCTTTTAGAGCACGTGAAACCGCAGTAACCGTGGATTTTTCGATTGAGAACGCCATTTCTGAGAAGGCGTTTGCAGCAGAGTCACCCAATGCTTCTGCCTGAGCAGTAGTCATACCAGTTGCAGAAACATAAGTTCCAGCAGATGGACTGTCGTTTAGAACAGCAGGGTTAGTCTCGGTTGCACCAACATCGCCACCACCAATAGTACCGGCTTTGTTCTGGTTTGAAATATCAGGCATTGACTCGTCCATAAGAGCCTCTGCACCGTCTTGTGAAGTAAACGAAGAGCGCATCGCAAAGATAAGACCAGTAGGCCCTGTCATTGGTTGCACACCGCAAACATCATAAGCAATGAGGTTAGGCATTGCACGGCGAACGAGTGAGATCAAAATTGGATCCCATGTGTCCATTTGTCCACCTGACATCGCATTAACAGGAGCAACCTCACTGAGATATTGAGAATCCTCTCGTAATGCTTTTTCTTGGTTTTCCAAGATAATAGTAGTAACAGCTCTCTTATAAGAATCCTCGATTCTAGGTAAATCGGGGTGTTCAAGGACTGGCTGCCACTTTTCTTGTAGATGTTCTGTCTGAAACATTTTTGTTTCTCCTTTATTATTTACATCTATTTATAAAATAGTGTTAACTGGCACGAGCTTTTGACGCACTAATTGCACTTAAATAACTTTGCATGCTTTTAGATGTGTCTACGTCCTGTGCAGAGCTGTCAGTTTCATTATCTAGGTCATCACTTGTTGATGGTTGGGATTTTGGAAAGTAACTTTCTTTAAGAGTGTTTAATTTCTCTTTGAAAGATTCTTCATTACCAAACTCTACGTCTTGAGTAAGTGACTTAAATTTTTCAACTTCAGTGTCGGCTAAGTCCTCGGAAACCTCAGATATAACCTGTTCACGAACCAATGAATTATTGGATTCTTTAACTTCTATACTTTTAGAAATCTCAGAATTCAATTTTTCCTCTAGTTCGGAAATCTTATCAGATTGTGCTTCCAGAACGTCATACTTTTCGTCTGGAACATCAATATAATGATCTTCAAATAATTGTTTAAGACCAGAAATAAAGTCCTCAGCGATTTCACCCTTGAGACCTCTCTCAATAGCAAGTTCGTTTTCTTTAGTCCACTCTTCAACAACATAGTTGAGATACGTGTCTACTTTTTCAGATAACTCATCTTTAAAAGCATCCATTTCTGATTGTTTTTCAGAAGCAACTTCTTCAACAATTCGTTCTATTTCAGAACGAACTCTTGTTTTAACAGCAGCTTCAAAGATCGTTGCGGCTTTCTCTTTAAACTCTTCGGAAAGATTGTCATCAGAACTCATCAAAGCTTCAACGTCTTCTTTAACGTCAATTTCTTTAATTCGTTTTTCGACTGCTTCTTTCTTCGCAGCTTCGATAGCCTCTTGATCCCTAATTTCTTCTTCGTCTTCATCTTGGTCATCTTCTGAAACGTCAACAGCACTGTGAGAAGAATACATCTTCTTAATCTCAGTTGCAGTCATCTTTTCAAATACAGCAAGATGTTCCGCTTTAGTTCTTGGGGACTCAGAAAGGTCTTCTCCGTCATGATCTACTTCATCACCAGCTGCAATATGGTCAGCAGTTGGTTGTGAAGCCTTCTTACGAGGATGAACATTTTTACCCTGAGCAGGAGCACCTTTAACAGCGGTATCCTCCTTAGAGCGTTTTGAATTCATCTTTTCATCTTTTTCAGAATCTTTCTGTTGAGCATCTCCAGTAACTTCCTTTGCCTTAGCGGCAACGGCTTTTGCGGGAGCGGAAGACTGTTCACCATCTACCACAGCGGCACCAGTGTCTTGTCTTTCTCCCTCTACTTTAGAACCTTTTTCAGAAGGTAAACTTCCCTTTTTGGGAGCATCCGCACCAGCTTCAGCTAGTTCGTCATTTGCTTCCTCAAGTTCAGCGATTACTTCTGCCTCAAGTTCCTCTATAGTCTTGTCTAATTCATTACGTTCAGACATAGGGGGATCTCCTTTTTATATTAACTTCCTTATTTGTTTATTTATAAATTACAACATTTTGAGGAATTTAGCGAACTCCAAAGCTTCTTGATTCGCCTCTTTATGACGTTTCTTAACGTCAATTCTTGTCTTCATCTCCGCAAGTTCTGCTTCCACGATATTTCCATGATCCCAAACCCATTCTTTTCCTTCCATAATACCTTCTACAAAGGCATTAGGGGCAGAAGGGTCTGCGACAATATCAGCAGCAGTTGCGAGATAGAAATCATCTCTTACATAGTTT